ATCCTAATGGCAGTAGCACCTAAGCCGGGCGAAACTGTGCAGTTTCAAACGTGGACGGTTGAAGGGCAAGAATGGGAAAAGTGGACAGCTAAGTGGTTAGAAAGAGTTGAGCAGTATTATAAATTAGCATAAATACTCGATATAGAACTAAGGTGAGAACATGGCTGTAATCCAGATATCTAAAATTCAAGTCCGTAGAGGCTTACAAGAAAATCTACCACAACTAGCAAGTGGCGAAATGGGCTGGTCTGTTGACGAACAACGTCTATGGATTGGTAATGGTACTACTGTTGAGGGTGCGCCAGAAATTGGTAACACTGAGGTATTAACAGCTACTAGTGATATTCTATCAGCCATTGATTCATTTGTGTTTAAAGGTGACGAGTCTACGTACACTAGTCGCACAGGCAGTTCACTAACTACTCCAGTAGTTCGTACCTTACAACATAAAATAGATGAACAAATTAGTGCTAAAGACTTTGGCGCCAAAGGTGACGGAGTAACTGATGATACAGTGGCTCTACAACGTGCTATCGACCAAGTATATCCAAGAGATTACTATGCTATAGTTGGTGTTCGTCGTAGATTACATATACCAGCTGGTACATATATTACCACAGCTAACCTACGTATCCCTAGTTTTGCTAGTATTTCGGGTGATGGTCCTAGAAGCACTATCATTAAAATGACTGCTTATGATGATGCTGTAGTACAATTTAAAGATAACTTTGGTAATGTTGGCGCAACAATTAATCCAACAATATACGATGCTCCATTCCAAATTGATCTTAACAACTTAACATTACAATCTACTGCGGATGCTACCTTGGCAGTGATAGATAGTGCGCAATTCATTACATTTAATCGAGTACGATTTCAGGGAAATCTTACAGCACCGACAACTAATACCGGATTCTTACTAGGGGCCGCCATATTAGATTCTGTAGCAGAAACAAACAATGTAACATTTAATGGTTGCGAATTTGCTAGAGTCTTATATGGCGCAGGTATTTCAGCAGCCGCTAACGGTACTAAAGCAATCACATTCAACGATTGTTTATTTGATACTGTTTATCGTGGTGTTTACGCTAGGACTGATGGCTCATTGAGCCCACAGGGTGTTAAAGTAATTGGATCTATTTTTGCCAACGTAGCTGGACAAGGTATATATTCAGCTGATGATAGTTCTATTACATCAGCATTCAACCTGTATAGAACAGTAGGGTTTGGTAATGCTACTTCTGTAACTAGCTCAGTGGCAAATACCGCAGTTATTTCATGGGCAACTCCAAACAACTACAGTATCGCTGATCAATTTGAAAGATCTGTTGCTGATCAAGCAGTTGTTCCATTAATTGCTCCACTATCAGATAACAACTTTACCAGTACCACTACACAGATTTCCGCTTCAGGTGCTACTGTAGACACTCCGGGTGTCATTGCTAATTTAGTTAATAATAGTTCAACTGTTACTTCGCTAGTTTTACAATCAGCGGTACCAAGCGCAATTATCGATTACAGAATCACACGTGGTACTGACAGTCGTTCTGGAACTATTAAAGTAGCACACAACGCTGGCGCAGACGTAAAATACGATGACGAATACTCAGAAAGCGCAAACATTGGTGTTGTATTAGAGTTCTTTGGTAATACTACTTCAGATACTGCCACGTTAAGAGCAAATGTAAGTTCAGCAGGTAACGCTGCTATACTAAGATACACAGTTAGATCATTCATATAATATATGTATACCAACTTTTGGAATCTACGAGTGTCGGACCGACTTTCGCAATGGAAGGATGTCCGCCATACGCTAAGTGATCTACCACTAGAATCTGCGGTAGCTGAACTTAATCAAATGTGGAGCACTGCTCCATTTATTGGCTATTACCTACCACCAGATAATCCGGTTGAATGGCCAGATCCTTGGACATTGTTAGCCGAAAACTACTATTGCGATGTTGCTAAATCACTAGGAATGCTGTATACTATATACTTCACTAGTCATAAAACAGTTCCATTAGAACTTAGAGTATATTATGATTTTAAAGAAAAGAACAGATACAATGTAGTGTGGATTGATGATGGGAAATATATTCTTAATTACTGGCCCTACGAGATAGTAAATACAAAACAAATAGAAGAAACAGAATTACAATTACTGTACAGTTATACAACAGAAGATCTACAGTTAGACAAATATTAAAAGAGGTTATTCAAGTGAGTATTATTCAAGTCACAAAACGCAGTGGAGCACGAGTGCCTTTGGCAGTTGACAAATGGCAAGCGCAGGTTACAAAGGTATGTGCTGGTATTGCTGATGTAAGTCAGTCAATGATTGAAATCAAAGCACAACCACACTTTTACGATGGTATCAGCACACGTGAAATTGACGAAATTACACTGCGAGCGATTGTTGACTTGATCGACGTAGAATCAAATCCAGATGTAGGTCATGTAAACTATCAACACGTAGCAGGTAAACAGCGTTTATCAATGCTGCGCAAAGATGTATATGGCGACTATGAACCTCCTCATCTATATGAAATTGTTAAGACTAACGTAGCCACTGGGTTATATACTCCAGAACTGCTAGAATGGTATAGTCAAGAAGATTGGAATAAGATGAATGATTTCATCGAACATGCCAAAGACGAAGAATATAGTTATGCTGCGATTGAACAGTTAATCGAGAAATACCTTGTACGTAACCGCAGTACTAAACAAATCTACGAAACTCCTCAGGTGCGTTACATGGTTGCTGCGGCAACAGTAATGCACAAAGAACATCTGAATCAAAGATTAAAATTTATCAAGGAATACTACAATGCCGCTAGCGATGGCCTTTTCACTCTTGCTACACCTGTGCTTGCTGGTCTTGGTACCCCAACTAAGCAATTTTCTAGCTGTGTACTTATTCGCAGTGACGATGATCTTGATAGTATTTTTGCTAGTGGGGAAATGATGGCCAAGTATGCTAGTAAGCGTGCTGGCATTGGTTTAGAAATAGGTCGTTTGCGCCCCTTAGGGAGTCCTATACGAGGCGGTGAGATCATGCACACAGGTATGATTCCTTTCCTTAAGAAGTGGTTTGGTGATCTACGTAGCTGTTCGCAAGGCGGTATACGTAACGCATCAGCTACTGTGTTTTATCCTATCTGGCATCATCAGTTTGATGATTTGATTGTGTTGAAAAACAATCAAGGAACAGAAGAAACCCGTGTTCGTCATATGGACTATGGCGTGGTATTATCTAGCTTCTTCTGGCGCAGATTTAAGAACAAAGAAATGATTACATTCTTTGATCCTAACGAAGTACCTGACTTATACGAAGCGTTCTATAAAGATACAGCTAAGTTCGAAGAGCTTTATGTTAAGTATGAAAAACAAAAAGGTCTACGTAAGAAACAAATGGCCGCCGAAGAAGTATTCAAAGGTGGTATATTGAAAGAGCGTACAGATACAGGTCGTATCTATTTGGTGTTCATTGACAACGTAATGAACCAAGGTCCGTTTGACCCAGAGTATCACACTATCTATCAAAGTAATCTGTGTTGCGAAATTTTACTACCCACTAAGAGTTTCAAACGATTAGATGACGCCGATGGTCGCATTGCCCTGTGTACATTAGGTAGTATAAATTGGGGTGCTTTCCGCAATCCAGAAGACATGCGACGTTCTTGTCGCATCCTACAACGTAGCTTATGTAACATCTTAGACTATCAAGATTTCCTAAGCATACAAAGCAAGTTAAGCAACGATGAAATCCAACCTTTGGGTATTGGTATTACAAACTTAGCCTACTGGCATGCAAAACGTAGCTTCAAATATGGCGAAAAGGATGCCCTACAAGAAGTTAAATCTTGGATGGAGCATCAGGCATTCTATCTAACAGAAGCCACAGTTGAACTAGCTAAAGAACGTGGTGCTTGTCTACACAGTAGCAAGACACGTTATGGTAAAGGAATCTTTCCTTGGGAACTACGTGCTAAAGGCGTTAATGAACTAGCTGACTTTACTCCAGAATTAGATTGGGAACAGTTACGTAGCGATATGCGTAGTTATGGTGTGCGTAATGCTACCCTAATGGCAGTGGCTCCAGTTGAAAGTTCTAGTGTGGTCATCAACTCAACTAACGGCATCGAAATGCCAATGAGTTTGATTTCAGTTAAAGAATCAAAAGCTGGCTCGTTTATACAGGTTGTTCCAGAATATCACAAGTTAAAGAATAAATATCAACTCATGTGGGAACAAACTGACTGTGCGGCCTACTTGAAAACTGCGGCTGTTATTGCAGCCTATGTAGATCAAAGTATTAGTACCAACACTTTCTATAATCCAGCACACTGGGCAGATCGTAAAGTACCAACTACATTGATTGCTAAGAACTTGATGCAGGCTCAATTGTGGGGTATTAAAACATTCTACTATAGCTTGATTAACAAACAGGGCAGTAAAGCAGTAGCAGAAGATTTACCACCACAGACAAAACAAGTTGAAGAATATATTGAAGACGGGGAATGTGAATCTTGTAAGTTATAGCGTGTAAACTATAAGTTTTCTGTAAACTATGATAAATAAGTTTATAGGAGACTTCAATGGATTATCGAAAAATATATAACAATATTGTTGATAGAGGGCAGAATAGAATATTAGAAGGGTATAGTGAAAAACATCATATTGTTCCAAAGTGTATAGGCGGAACAGATGAAGAGAAAAATTTAGTTTCGCTGACTCCAGAAGAGCATTATTTGTGTCATTTGTTGTTGGTTAGAATATACCCAAACAATATACGATTAGTTAAAGCAGCTATGTTTATGGTATCATCAAACAATAATGTAAAAAGAAACAACAAAGCATACGGTTGGCTTAAGAGACAGTATTCTGAATATATGAAAGGCCCAAACAATCCATCTAAATTAAATGGAACTTGGAATAAAGGTAAATCAGGATACAAGAATAAAGTAAATTTTTCAGATAAATCGTTAGAGTTGTTTTCTAATAGGATGAAGATGAATAATCCGTGTGCTGGATTAAAACCGTGGAACCACCCAAGGGCAACAGATTATACTAAAAGTGTGTGGAAACGAGCAGATGAGATTTACAATATTTGGTTAAGTAGTAACAAACCTTCCTATTGTAAATTATATAGAATATTAAATGGTACAATGTACGATAACAAAACAATCAGCCCGTATATGAATATGGTAAAATATTTTAGAAATGGGTGGATACCAACAAAAGATAACGAATGGGATAAACTATAAATGTCAAAAGAACAATACGATTTAAGTACTAAAACAGACTATCTACATCGCAAGATGTTTTTGGATCCAGCAGGTCCGGTAACTATCCAGCGGTTTGAAGAAGTTAAATATAATAAGATTGCTAACTTTGAAGCTACAGCCCGCGGTTTCTTTTGGCAACCAGAAGAAGTTAGCCTAAGTAAAGATGCTAACGACTTTAAAGATGCTAGTGATGCTGTTAAACATATCTTTACCAGCAACCTGCTACGTCAAACAGCATTAGATAGTCTACAAGGCCGCGCACCTAATCAAGTATTTGGACCAGTAGTAAGTATTCCAGAACTAGAAGCACTTATCAGCAACTGGAGTTTCTTTGAAACTAACATTCATAGTAAGAGCTACAGCCACATTATTCGTAATATCTATAATATACCAAAGGATGTGTTTAACACCATTCACGATACACAAGAGATTGTGGGCATGGCCAGTACCATCGGCAACTACTATGATAAATTACATCAAATTAATTGTCGTAAAGAGATGGGCGAAAAGGTAACAGAAACAGAACACATCAAAGCAATTTGGTTAGCTTTACATGCTAGCTATGGACTAGAAGCATTCCGCTTTATGGTTAGCTTTGCTACTAGCTTGGCCATGGTAGAGAACAAGATCTTTATTGGCAACGGTAATATCATTAGTCTAATCCTACAAGATGAACTACTACACAAAGAGTGGACTGCGTTCTTAATTAATCAAGTGGTAAAAGAAGATCCGCGCTTTGCTGCGATCAAAGCAGAATGCGAAGCTGAAGTATATCAAATGTACCTAGATGTCATCCGTGAAGAAAAGTTCTGGGCCGATTATCTATTTAAAATGGGTCCAGTTATTGGCTTAAACGCTAATATATTGAAAGATTTTGTTGATTATACAGCCGTAGATGCTCTAAAACAAATTGGTATTAGATACCAAAGCCCAGCACCAAAGACTACTCCTATTCCTTGGTTTAATAAGCACAGCGATACAAGTAAAAAACAAACAGCCCTACAAGAATCAGAGTCAACTAACTACGTCATTGGTGTAATGGGCGATAGTATTGACTATGATGAATTACCAAGTTTATAAGAGAGAGAAAAAATGCTAACAGTATATAGTAAAAACAATTGCCCATTTTGCGAGCAGGCCAAAGGTCTACTAACAAAGAAAGGAATATCATTTGACGTAGTGAAGATTGATGAAGATAACGAAGCACGTGAATGGTTGCTAGAACAGAATCATCGTACAGTGCCACAACTATATTTAGATGGTGAACTCTTTGTAGAAGGTGGTTACCAAGGGTTAGCTCGATTGTCTGACGAAGAATTAACAGCTAGATTAGCAGGAGCATAAAATGGCAAAACTAACAATATATGTAGATAACGGCATTCGTTCTACAGTGGCAAGACAGCAATTAAAAAATTTAAGCATTGACTTCGATGAAGTTAACGTAGGTGCTAACGTACAAGCGGCAGAATTTTTAGTAACTTCTAACCGTCCTGTGAGTAAATTTCCATTACCCCAATACTATGTAGGTGAAACATTAGCTTGGGAAAATGGTTATAAAGATATTGCGGAATTGTCCGCAAGTGAGATCAATCAACGAGTAGAGGATATCAATGCTAGTAGCTAACAAGTATGAAAAAGACGACATCGTAACATTTAAATTAGTCAACGGTGACGAAATTGTAGCAAAAATTGTAGAAGAGAATGATCAAGGGTATGTGATTAACAAACCTTGTACGGTAATGCCTAGCCAACGTGGTATCGGTTTACTACAGAGTTTGTTCACCAGTGAGTTGGGCAAGAGTGTTACATTAGGTAAAAATCATGTAATGTTTCATGCTACTACACAAAAAGAAATAGTAAATCACTATATTCAAACTACTACTGGTATTGAACCAGCAAGTGGTATTATTACCTAGGAATAAGATATGTCAGACATGATCGCTAGCGCACGGAATATGACGGTAGTTGCCGAGGGGCAATATAATACCGTTGGATTACCCAAAGGGTCATTGACACCGGCAACTATTACCGCAATGGTTGGCTTTTCTAAAGGGGAAGGCTTACAGATACATCCAGATGTTACTGCGGCAGCTACTAAGTTACAACAGGTATACTTAACTAATCCATCATTGGGGGCGTCGGCCAACGCCGCGGCGTCATCGTTACTAACTACCGCAAACAATATGATGGCAGGTGGCCCAGGCGGCTTTATGCAGAAATTCAATCAAGCTCGCGCACATATTGGTGATGCTATAGAATTAAAGAAAGTAACAGCATTTTGCTCTAACGTTAACTTAAAAAGTTTTGGTAGTGGAATTGAAAAAATCAGTGACCTAGCAGATCAAGGTCTGACATCTTCATTAGGCGACTTATCTAAAGTAGGTGACTGTATGAGTGCTACGGGTGGCATGTTTAATATGAGTGACATGGCTAGCTTTGGCAAATCGGCCGGATTATTTAAACAACTAAAATCAAGTAAGATGGGAAATTCAACGGGCATTACTAGTATGCTAAAGAAAGTAGGCGTTGACCCAGACGACATTGATAATCCAGTGTACAAGGATCGTATTGATTTGGCAATGTCTAAGATTAATGACCCTACAGTGCTTAATGCGGTTGCTGATCAGTTCAATGTTAGTCCGCTAGGCGGACTACCTGATGTTAGTACTAAAAACTTAACCGAAACACTAAAGTCAACAGCAGGGGCTAATCCATTTGCGGGACTACCCAGTGCTGGGACAAACAACTCTTTAGATTCTGGAGCGACATCGGTAATTGGAGGCAGCCAAACTACATATAATGTAAATTCTCCTCCACCTGCGTCGCTTCAACCAGCAGCTGATTCATTAAAAGCATTTGCGGGTACATTGATTGCCAGCAGACAACAAGAACCAAGTGCTACACCTACTGGATGGGCTAACAATAATGACAAAGCCGCATTTGGAGCCACTGCTAAACCTAAAGTTGACCCGGATATTATTAAGAAAATTGAAGAGTTATTCCAAACTGTCATTAATGGATCAAAAGAATATGTAGACGCAGGTATAGACATAGTAAGTCAGTATATGTCTATTGACCCTAAGGCCGCAGATGCCGATGCCCATTTAGCAACAGTGCGCAGCAATTTAAAGACACAATATCAGAATAGATTGAACGATTTGGCAACAAAAATGTTTGCTGATGCCAATGAAGCAGGTAGACTTATTAATACTCTACCTTATAGTACAGACGCACAAAAAATTGATCGAAATACTTATGTTGCCCAACGAGACGGCCCAATTGAAAATCTTCTTAAGTTAGTTGACATAACTAATAAAAATGTAACCGCAGCTAGAAATGAAATATCGGGCAAAATATCTGCGGCTAAAGGTGGTTTGTCGGTTACTACAACATAGGAAAGTTATTATGGCAATTGGAAGTTTAAAAGATTTAACAGATCTTAAAAATTTAGTCAGTAAAGATAAGTTAGAAGGCATCAAAGGCGATCTGACCACAATGGGCGAAAAGATGAAAGATCTTGGCGCTAGCCTTAAGGACAGCGATGCGGCTAAACAACTAATGGGCAGTATAGACATGCCAGCTGTGCCTAACCTTGACGGCAAATTTAGTAGTCTTAAAGATATGATGGCAGAGCATGCTCCTACTCTTGAGGGACTAACCGGAACAGGATCGGGCCCACTAGGAGTACCATCAATGCAGGATTTTATGGGGCCAACCGCAGGTGGAGCAGAAGTAAAAGCACTGCTCAGTGGTTCTATAGATGCTGATGCTATTAGTAATCTAAATGGCATGGTTACCAAATCTCAAGGATTGTTTACTGCGGCAGGCATTGACATAGCCGAAGTACCAAAGATAAATTTAGGCACACTTATGAATGCCGCTACTAGCCTACACAAAATTGGTGCCGAAGCAAACGGCGCTGGGTCAGCCGATATACTTAAACAAATGATCCCAACTAGTGGCAACGCCGCTGTGTTTGGTGACGCAATTAAATCAGCTATGGCAGAAGGTAAAAACAAAGCAGCAATGTTGGCCGCTGGAATTAAACCACCATCATTTAATCCTATGGAAAATTTACCCAGTGCTCCGGATAATATAGGTAGTCAAGCGGCGGTTAACCTGCTCAGCGGCGGAGGTTAGTGTGTACCTAAATCCGGTTATAGAATATAAAAATATAACCAATTGGATCACTCCTCTGATTAATCGAGAGATTAAGCCGCGTCAATTTGTTCGTCATCTCGGTAGTTTTCTTAACTCATCTCATCCTGTTAGAGTTAAACTAATTGAAGCTGACCCTGAATATTTAGAGCCAAATGATTTTAGTATTGGTGCTGAGTATGATCCAGATCTAGATGAGCAATGTAAAAAACAGTTAATTATTAATTTCTTTATTAACTGTCCTAAAATTAAACCTTGGCTTATAACCACAGATATTGCGGCACGATTTACTCTAGAACTAGTTGAAGCACTAGTACACGAATATCAACACCAACATCAATATCGTAGTCGTAGATATAGACTACATAAAGAACACTTTGTCAGTGAGCATGAAGATCTAGAAGTACGTAGTGAGCAGGAGTATTTTGGAAATCCAGATGAAATTGATGCCTATGGTGCTAATATAGCGGCCAGATTATTCCTACAAGAACGAGTATTAAATACACTAGTAGACAACGAAACATTGTGGTGTGATAGCAGTTTAGATCTACGTAATTATATTAAAGCATTTGGCGCTGAACACAGCATTGTACAACAGCTACTAACTAAAATTAGAACTAACATACAATACCTTAAGGATGTCGACGATGGCAAAATACGAAGAAAAAATTACACTAGAACTAGAAACAGAAGATGTCGAGTTTGATGAAATTGAACCAGAAGACTATGTGTTTATAGTCAAAGCCGACGGTACGTTAAAGTCAGTATTGTTTCCGGAAGAAGAGCAATTTGAATACAGCGAAGAATTGATGCGAGTATTTAACGTATTTGATGTTGACGATCCTGCCGAATTAACAGGCAACCACACCATACACTAACACCATCGCAGTAGAAATGCTGTAACCTGTTCCTCTGACTCTAATGCTACTGTCATGCCTTCTTGGTGTAGTCTACCTCGAGGTAAGTGTTCATCCATCCACAGATATATCTCTGATTCGTGTTTAATCCAATAACTGATATCAGCAATAACAAGATAGTAGTAGGGCATTTCGTGATCAAACGGACCACTTGCGATAAACTTACGTCCGTTGGCACCGTCTAATATACTCAAAATGAGACCTTTTCTAATTCAAGTATGCTGTCACTGTTTACCACAGTGCGCAGGTCGTCTAAGTTTACCACACGACCGATAACAGGTTGTCCTGTGTAGTGTAGTAATTTTTCTAAACCATGCGAGGCTAAAAACTCTGGTGCGTGAGATTTCCACCAATTGATGTATGCAGATATAGAAAAATCATGATAGCCGTGGTCTTCACGTGTTTCTATGTATATCCCAGGTTTAACAAAGTCATGAAATCTACAGGTCTGTAGGATGTTTGAATAATCATTCTGCTGATATGCTAGTAATGGAATGTGCCCTACATAGGGATTCTGTACTTTAATATCTCCAAACTCCATAAACAATTTATGATCAAACGACTCAGCCAAGGCAAACCCTTCGTCATTGAACCATTCTATTTGTAAGTGAAATCGTTTGTTTAGGTTAGAGCAATCAATATCCATAAACTCAACTTTGTGTAGACAAAAGTGTAGTTCGTGTAATAGGTTATCGAATTCTGCTGGTATGCTGTTAAACCCATTGGCTAATGTTTGTTCTATATGTTTATGTAGGCGAGTGGTTTCGGCTACTGTTTTAATATGGTCAGTAAACTGCCAACCTAATTTATCGTTGGCTTCTGCTACTAGATCATTTAGGTATTCAATCGAATATTTGCGCTCATCACGAAAGATTGGGAACTCTCTGGCATAATTGTCTAAGAACAGTTCTTTCCATTGTTCTAGAACAGGATGTTCACGTAGGGCAACTTCTAAAGGTGGTTGGTCTTTAAATTGAATCAGCATACTTTACTTATAAGTTAGCAAAAAATAGCTGAGCATTTTTTCATCGTAGAAGTCTAGATGTATTTGGTATTGATAGTCCCAAAAATGTCCGTCATTGCTAATGGGCGCACGATGTTCTCGTACAGTGAATCCTAGGCGTTCTCGACAGACCCAAGAAATCATAACACCCCGCCCGTGGTCCTCAATAATGCGAGGCCACAGGTCGTTGTGCCAATAATCACGTTCAAATATTACAGCTTTCATACGTCGAGGTACTTTAACTGAAAGTAATCAGCAAAGTGCTCGTAGTTAATATAGCCACGTGGGTTACAGACTACACGTGTTTCGCCAATGGTATAGTCGAAAGCATGGTGAGTATGCCCGTGTAACCATAACTTGATCTGTGGACGATATGCTATAAAGTCCTCTAGGTCACTGACAAACGCACCGTTCATAATAGTATCGTGCGCAAACTTAGCATGGATACTCTTACGACTTGGCCCGTGATGCCCAATTACCACGAACTTATTATCAGCACGTTCACTTACCACAGCATTGATATAGTCTAACATTAGATCATGTTCTTCTACACTGTCACGTGGGCTAAACTTACTAGGTTCTGCTTTTTGTTTGTGACCAATGACCTTGCGATCTATGTTGTACTCGCCATCATCGTATAAAGGAACTGTGCGATAGGTTGGCTTATCACTGTTCTTAATACATTGGAAGTCGTTCATCATCATTTTCATATGACCAATAGTGATGTCATCACGTTCATTCATGTCAGTCCACAATGTACCACCAATAAATGTAACATCCGCTAACTGATATGTTTCTTTATCCAAGATGTGTATGTTGTCAAACATCTTAAGCGCATCACGCAACTGTATAATTGTGTAAGCAAAGTCACCATGATAGTGTTCATGGTTGCCAACAACGTATAACACAATAGGAAACTCCTCGCTACACTGCTTAAAGAATTCTAAGTAGCGTTTGACAAATTTGTCCTGTGATTTAAAATGATGGGCCACACAGATATCACCTGCTAAGACTAGAACGTCTGCGGCTTCTGTGTTTTTAATTTCTAATGGCCCAAACTCTAAATGGACGTCGCTTGCGAGTGCTATTTTCATAAATGTATTATACTATCATTTGGTTAGTTTGTCAATGACCGAACGTTAATAAAAACATTGTAGCCCACTGCTCATCTTCAATTTCGATAATTCTATCATTATTGAAATACCACCATCCGTAACCACCTGTTTGATTATGTAGGACATACTTACGTGGGCCTACATTCTTATCTAACCAGGTAACACGGTCTTGAATATGCCCGTAGCTTAGATGTCTAATGCTGATCTTCATCGTGTAAAAACGTAGACGCCTTCCCACTTTTCACGTCCAGCAACCTTATCATTGCCTACACCTGGACGAGTGTTAAGCATCATCTTAACAGTTTGCTTATGTTTAAAACCTAGCTTCTCGGCAAGCTCAATCCAGCGTTCGCAAACTTTGAATTCTGTTTTACCACCTACTTTATAGTCAGCAATATTAGTAGCAAACACACCATCTGGGTTTAGGCCCTTATGTATGTTCTTCATTGTTGGCGCTACGTAACCATCAAACCAATCATCTAATGTAGTAAACTGATTCATACACTGTGTTGGTTCGTCACTGTACTTTTCTAAGTTAAAGTATGGCGGACTGCTAAACGCTAGGTCCACATCACTAGGTTCAAACACTTCACTGACAGTTTGGTGTAATGTTCCACGACGTCCAAGCGTATCATAGATACAGTCATTTAGGTAGTGTAGATATTCAATTGTTTCTGTGTTAGGATCAACTGCGGTATAGTTGTAGCTCATACTACTGCCGCTGATACCTAAGAGCCTGCCACCATAGCCAGCACTATAATCGTAAACACTCCCCCATAGAACAGGACAAAGGTATTCAACAATAGCACGAGCGTTCTGTGGTTTAAAGTTTTGGATATTCTCTCCGGTAACTAGTTCTAAGGCACGCCTAAGTGCTGTAGGACTCGCAAGATTATCGCCAGTCCTAAACTCAAAGCAGATACGGATAGCACGACGTAGTTTAGTGTCATCTAAAAATCTATCCTTTAGGCTGTTACTACCGCGACCTTTAGGTTCGGCAGTCATCATATTAGGAAAACAAAACCTATTAATACCCTGCCCTCGATTATTACCTAGACCAATTATGCCATTGTCGACTTCGTTATAACTACCCGCTTGTAAATCGCGTATAGCATCATACAATCCCTGTTCAGTGTAGTAGTTAATCGGTACAATGTTGATACTACGGTAAATGTTAAACACTTCCTCAATTACCTGCTCGGGTGTTTGCTCATAGCGAGCTTTGGTGTATTCAGCTAATTGTACTTCAACTGGTTCGTAACAGGTAAACACATCTAGCCCTTGTAGTAGAGCATGTGTATGATAATTATCTGTACCCCAGGTACGATGTAGGTCTGCTATGCTGATCATTATTCGTGCTTTAGGTAAAAATAAGTTATGTATTCTTCTGCTTCTTGCTGTTTACGCAGATCCCAATGCCAAGTATCGTAGCTCATACGCTTTACGCCCTGCCTATGGTCAAGTTCCTTGGCCATGTCAGCAACAGTGACATCCCAACTTAGATCAAACTGATTGGGTTCGTGTGCTATATACATCACTAAATGTCTGCCATCTTGTTCGAGTACGATTTTCATACTATTATTATATGCTCATATTACTCTAAAGTCAAGTGAATATTTTGGTTGACTTTTTGGTTAAATGACTGTATAATAGCACTTATACACTAAAGCAATGGAGCACACAATGACATACACATTTGATGAAAACTTAGTTAGCGACCTACACAAAGATGCTCGTGGTTCACGCCCAGATGAATACTTTTGGGAAGAATGGACCAACATTGATGCGGCTGGCAAACAGTTGATTTGGGAACGTTTATTGGGTGAACTTGATGTTGCTATCGTTGAAGAACAAACCCGTGAACAACAGGCAATTGATAGCTTTGAAAAGCATGTTGTTTCATTAGAGTCAATTAGTAACTCACGTAAACAATCTATTAGATGGATTGTTGAAGGTTTAGCTCTTACGGATTCGGATAAAATGTATGGTGGCGATTACATCTGTTACAAGTTGGGTCTACCATACAGTTATGCTAAAGAATTTGATGAAGTACTGCAGGAATTGGCACTTTTTGGTTGACTTTTTGGTAAAATGACTGTATAATGCTATACATACACTAACAACACGGAGACATTAAATGAACGCTAAACAAATTACTACTGCTTTAATTCAAGGTACTTTTACCAATGAAGAATTAGCCAGCATTATTGATGCTATTAAGTACGCTCGTTTAAACTTAGGTAAAGCAACTAAACGTAGCTTGTCTGTTGGTGACAAAGTTCGTTTTGCTAGCTCACGTAGCGGCCAAACAATTACAGGTACAGTGCGCAAACTTGCTATTAAAAATATCGTTGTAGATACTCCGCTAGGCGCATATCGTGTACCAGCTAGTATGTTGGAGGCAGTATAATTATGGAACTAGTTAAACACACATACCAAGTTGGCGATGATGTTAGTTATGGTTTTAATGGTGATTGGTACTACGCAGGTAAAGTTGCTAAGATCACTGCTAAGTTTTTAACTACAGAACGTGGCCGTAAGTTTGGCCTTAGACAATTTAAGGATCGTATCTACGATGCCGCTACATTTGAATATGTAGACGTTGTAAAAGAATACTTTGTTAGTGTTGGACACGGTACTTGGACCTTAACTAAAGGTGTTGTTGAAGAACAAAATCCACACTTTTAACCACTGGTTGACAAATTGTTAAAAGAGTGTATAATAGCAGTTAAGTTAATTAAGAAAGGAAACACAAATGGGTAATACATTATTACGTTTACGTCAGCGTTTTCCAAAGCGTGTATTTGATGTTACTAACAAAACAGATTTAGCAATATATAAACATTATATCAAGGAACACAGTTGGGGCGATACAGGTTGTCCGTTTGAACTAGAGTGGCCTTGGTTAAGTATTCCAGACATGATCGCACATAAGATCAGCGAGCATGTGGTAGAGAAGTTGTAGAAGTAAAGTTGTAAGTTGTAAGTCGTAAATCCTCCTAAAAGCAGTACCTTTAAGGACCTTCGGGTCCTTTCTTTTTAGCTAAATATTGTATCATGACTTCATTCGTTCTCAACGCAACTCTACAAAGCCAGGCCACACCAGTATTACGCAAAGGCCCTATCAAGATCACCACTACAGTATCAGTATACTGGAAGGTTGGCGAGAATCCTGTGGCAAACACCAATTGCGCACTACTACGTGCTGGACAAAGTATTGACCTAGTCCTACCAGTAAAGTGTAGCAAAGTAGCAGTCTTAGCAGTCAACGACCCAGGGTCGGTTACTGTTTCTGAAACAGGCGGTGGCGCCAGTTCTAGTTGTTCTGCTTAAAGTCTGATAAATAATATAAAGACATTTTAAGGATAACAGAAATGCCAAGCCCAGAAGCACAAATTGTTTATATCAATGCCACAGCAGGTAGCAACAGCCAATCAGTTGGTACTGCTATTACCAGCACCAAAGTACGTGTAGTAGCCAATGTAGCAGTACACTACTCGGTAGGAGTTACTCCTTCAGCATACAGAGGAAACTGCGAAATTCTTCCTCCAGACACTGTACGCTATATTAACATGGAAGGTGTGGGCAACAAGATTGCTTTTAACCCAACAAACAATGTTATGGGCGAAGTGTCGGTAGTTAACTGCGGATATGTTGACGGTAGTAGAGTAACTTATTAATATGCGTGTAGCAGAAATATTACATCATTTAATTGATTTGCTTGACCAAGAAGAGCAAACACAAGAACAAGAGCCCACACCAACGGATGACCTTGGTGTGATGGTTCCACCCTTACAACAAAAATTAGAAATCCTTAAAAAATCACAGGGCATGGAAAACGTCTACGACGAAGAACCTGCCGACGAACTAGATCTAATCAAACGCAACGCAGGTATAGCAGTAATAACTGCCGCAGAAGAAGACGAACCGTTCGAAGGATAAGGAGTAATCCGTGTCCTTTACCCAAGATTTATTTACCCAAAGACGAAATTTTGAAGATGGCAATACCCGTATAGGTCAACTTGACCGTATTTGGTATGACGAACATCGTAATGCCTTTTACATCGGTGATGGAACAACACCAGGTGGTAGATTAATTGGTGGCGGAGGTGGAGCCGGTCTTGGATATAATACTAAACTAATCACCACAGCCAGTTATACAGTTATACAAGATGACTATTACGTTGGCGTCAACTATGCTGGTACCTGTACTATTACTCTACCGGTAAGCACCAATGGTGATAAAGTTGTAATTAAAGATGAAAGTGGATTAGCCAGTGTAAATCATATTATACTTGCTGGCAATGTTGACAATGATCCAGGTGGTGCTGTCCTAGCTATGGACAATGGAGCCATCCATATGATATACCGTGATGGGTGGAGAATAATCTAATGACATATTTGTTTTCGAGTAATGTAGAAGTAAGCAACGATATTGGCAATCCGTTGCCTATTACAGTAACCAACACCAACGGTAACATAGTAAGTTTGGCAAATCCATTTCCAGTAACCTTAGGTAGCAATAGTATACAGATTATTGGTAATATATCAATACCAACTACAGTAAACGTAGCATCAAGTCCAGACGATCCGGTACATACACATATTACAGAAATTGGTACCAGCGGCAACCTATTAGCATTAGGCATTAATTATATGCCCATCGGCGGCAACGTCGGCATAATAAGCAATGTAACTGTTCTACAAGGTACTAATCCGTGGACTGTGAATGGTAGTGTTGGAATTACCAGCATTGGTAATATTGATATAGGTAATACTAGTTTGCCTGTTAGTGTTCAAGGCAATGTAAACGTCAATCCAATTTCAGTTACTGGTATTACATCAAACGTAAACGTCAATCCACTTTCTGCCACAGTGTCAGGTAACATCGGTATACTAAACACCAATGGTAATATAGTAAGTAACACTAATCCATTCCCAGTAACTGGCAATTTAACTGCCACTATAACCGGAACTAGTACAGTAACACTAGGCACAGGATCAACAGATGCCTTTGGCAGACTGCGTACTAGCCAACCGTACACATTGTTTGACAGTAGAGCAAGATACTACGATCATAATGACTTCAGTAACGTTAATGCCACTGGCGGAACAGTAGTTTATGACACCAATAGTTCCACGTTTCAATTGAATGTAACTGCCGCTAATGGTTCTAGCGTTATAAGAGAAACAAAACGAGTGTTTCCTTATCAACCAGGTAAGAGCCTGTTAGTTTTAACAACTTTCTGCATGAACACACCTAAAACTAATCTACGTCAGCGTGTGGGATATTTTACTACCAATAACGGTGTATACTTTGAAAACGACGGAACCTATAACTATCTAGTAATAAGAAGTTATAGTAGCGGTGCGTTGGTTGAGGATAGAGTAAGACAAGATGCGTGGGACAATCCATTTGCCGCATTAAATGTAGACAGAACACAGATTTTTTGGATAGATGTAGAATGGTTGGGTGTAGGATCTGTTCGTTGCGGATTTGTTATTAATGGTGCTTACGTGCTGTGTCATACGTTTCATCATGCTAACATTATAGGCAATACTACTACATATATGACTACTGCAACATTGCCTGTACGGTATGAGATAACAAATACAGCAGCCACTGCTGGCACAAGTATGATGCGTCAAATCTGTTCTACAGTTATCAGTGAAGGAGGATATAATGCCTTTACCTACAGCGAAACCGCAGGACGAGGTACTTCGGTATTAAGATTGGCAACAGCAGAAACATATTATCCTGTAGTCAGTATTAGATTGGATAGCACGAGATTAGATGCTATTGTGTTGCCGAGACAGGTCGATGTGCTTAGTCCCACTGTAAACTACTATCGTTGGAAATTAGTGTTGAACCCTACCTTAACTGATGCTAATTGGGCCGGAACCAGTACTTCGGGAACTGTTGAATATGACACAGCCGCAACTGCTATATCGGGTGGAATAGAACTACAGGCTGGCTATGTCAGCAGTAGAGAATTATCAGAGTTAGGAGCAGATGCTTTTGCCTTCCAATTAGGCAGAACACT